CATGTAAAAAAATAGACCGGCAAATAATAAGAGGAGTAAGGGCGGTAAGTACTCAAGCCCTTGCCTTTCCCAGAACAATTTATAGTTATTCAGGTCAGGGTATAAAAACAGAAAATACCTTCTTTATAAGCGGATATTATACCCAGTCAGCAGTGCCACAGGCCGTAAAAGATGCGCAAGTTGAAGAAGCGCTCTGTATGGCCATGGGCGAATCTGACAGAAGGAAGCTCCAGAGGGAAGGAGTAAAATCCTTTTCCCTTGGTTCTTTATCGGAAAGTTATTCCGGCAAACCTTCTGATTTAATTTCCAGTAACGCAAAAGAGCTTTTGAAGCCTTATCTTGCAGGAATGGTGCCGGTGATATGATTAGAGAATATGAAAATCAAACTGCAACCCTGAAAACTTTATCTTCAACAGATGAACATGGAAAACCGACTTATTCAACTTCTACTATTACATGCCGGCTGGAATATTCACGAAAGAATGTTATAAACAGGGAGGGTAGAGAGGTAATAAGCGAAATAGCATTATTTACCCGGACTGCTGTAAGCACTGATGATGCTATTACTCACGACTCTAAAGATTGGCCTGTATTAGCTGTAAAAAAACAGCCGGGATTAGACGGTTTAATCAAATTCTATGAGGTAAGACTATGAACGGCATTGAGGTTGAAGGATTAGATGAAGTTATTGAAAACCTGAATAGAAAATTAGGGACTATAAAGGGTTATTCCAGGGAGACGATGCATGCGGTTTGCCTTGACCTGAAGGGAAAAGCTCAAAGGATAGCGCCAAAATATAAAGGCCCTCTCCGGGGAAGCGCTTCATATCAAACAAAGGAAAATAAATCCGGCATAACGGGAACAGTCGGATTTTATGAACCTTATGCTTTAATCCAGCATGAGAACTTATATTTTCACCATGACGAAGGGCAATCAAAGTATTTAGAGCAGCCTTTATATGAGAACACAAATGATTATTTTGAAGCTTTCAAGAAAAGCGCCGGAGATGCTTTGAATGAGTGAACTTCTTAAAGACATAAAAACATACTTAATTAATCAGGGTATAGATGTTACCGGTAACATTTTTTTAGACTTTAAGCCGGATACACCTGATAATATTATAGTTATCGGAGAATATCCCGGAGGACCTTCCTCCTCAGACCTGACAGATAGGAGGATCCAGATACTTGTAAGAGATACTGACTATAGCACGGGAAAAACAAAAATAAATTCTATCAGAACCCTCCTGGATTCTGAAAGTCCAGAACAGATAATAACCCTGAGTACTTCCAGGTCAACAGTATTCCATGCCTTACAAGAACCCTTCAAACTTGATGAAGATAAACAGAAGAGAATAATTTTCTGTTGCAATTTTAGAGTGATAACAACCAGGGATTAAATATTATAAAGGAGTGATAAAATTATGGGACAGATAGGAAACAAAAATTTATACCTGCATAAGCATATAACAGATTCTGCTTCAGCTTTTACCACAGATACTGCTTATAAACTTGGCGCGTTAAGCAAAGCAAAGGCAACCCCTATTTATGCTGAAGCGGTTCTGGAAGGCGATGATGCAGTTCAGGAAAGACACAAAGAAGTCATGGGTTATGATGTAGAATTTGAGGTAACTGATATAACTCCTGATGAAGTAACACTCATAGACGGTTCGTCAAATGTAAGTAATCTCAATGTTTTAGATGATGCCTCGAATAGTCCGTATTTCGGGGTTTCCTGGGAAATAAGTCTTACTTCTGCAATCCAGCAGTATGAAAAGCTTTTCAAGGTGAAATTTGAAAGGCCGGAAATCATATCAGAAACAAAAAAAGAAAGCGGAATTTCTTTTTATAAGGCAGTATTAAAAGGAAAAGCTTTAAAAAGAGTTTATACCGGAGATTCCGGAGGAGTAGCTTTATTCGGCTGCAGAATAAGAAGTAACGATAGTAATTATACTTCAGCTATAGGCTCCGGATGGCATAATACAGGCGGCCTGGGCACCCTTGACGCCACTGCTCCGACTATTTCCAGCACTGTTCCGGATGCAGATGCAACTGACGTTGCGATAACCGCAAACTATGTATGGAATTTCTCACTAGGAATTAACCCGAATTTGATTACCTCTTCAAATTTCTTTTTATGTAAAGAAAGTGACGGCTCAATAGTTGCCGGCGCTCTGTCTTACGATGCCGATTATGACACCATTACTTTTAATCCGACTTCAAGCCTTGCAAACTCAACAGAATATAAGGCAATAGTGACAACAAATGTAAAAACTCTTGCAGGAACGGCTTTAGCGGCTAATTCCGTGAGGACTTTTACAACGGTGGCTCCGTAATGAAAGATATTTTTGACGAATAAAGGAAGGGGTGGAATTACCCGCCCCTTTTTAATTTAAGGAGAAATTATGATTAACGTAAAACACCAAAAATATATAGTTAATTTTGATAAAGAAAGGGTTATGAGTTTTGATTTTAATGCTCTTGCGGAAGTCGAGGCCCTGACCGGAGGAAGGAATATTTTTCAGATTATTTTAAAATTTAAAGAACTTCAGGGATTAACTCCGGAAAAAGTAATTGAAAACATATCTTTTTCTGACCTGAGAATTCTTCTTTATGCCGGGCTTAAGTCAGAGAACCCGGAACTTACCATAGAAGAAGCCGGAAAACTGGCAGGTATAGGCTCAATGCAGGAAGTTTTAAGCTCAATTCTAAACGCTTTTAACCTCTCTATGCCAGACAAAAAAAAATAGAAGAACTGGAGGAGCTGACAGGCGTTGAAGAAGTTCCAGATAACAAAATTAACTGGGATTTCTGGTATTATACCCTCCGGTTCGAAATTGGATATTCAGAAGAAGAATTCTGGAAATTAACCTTTAGAAAAGCTGTTTCCCTCATAGTCGAAAGAATAAAATTATATTCAAAAGATAAAGATAAAAATGTAAAAGATTTACCATCAGGAGTTTTTTAAATGTCTACAGAAGTTGGTTCAATTTTTGTAAAAATAGGCGCTATTACAGAAGACTTAGATAAGGCTATTGCCGCTTCAGTTTCTAAAATGAAAGATTTTGGAAAGCAAATGTCAGACATGGGCGCAAACCTTACCAGGATAGGCGAAACTATTACTTCTGCCGTAAGTCAACCTATTATTGATTTTGGCAAAAGCGCTTTAAATACTGCTGCTGACTTTGAGAGTGGACTTTCTGCAGTAAAAGCGGTTTCCGGTGCAACTTCTGATGAAATGGTAAAGCTTAAAGAACTGGCTTTAGAAATGGGCGCAAAAACGGCATTTTCTGCCCTGGAAGCAACTGCAGGAATAGAAGAATTGATAAAAGCAGGTGTAACCGTTGAAGATATTCTCTCCGGAGGACTGCAGGGAGCTTTAGACCTTGCCGCAGCCGGGGAACTGGACTTAGCTTCAGCCGCAGAAATTGCCAGTACCGCTTTAAATGCTTTTAAATCTGATGCTTTAACCGTTACCGAAGCTGCAAATCTACTGGCAGGGGCAGCAAATGCCTCTGCTACAGATGTAGAAGAATTAAAATATGGTTTAAGCCAAGTTGCTTCAGTCGCCTCCTCTGTTGGACTTTCTTTTGACGATACCGTAACGGCTTTAGCTCTTTTTGCTCAAAATGGGCTTAAGGGAGGGGATGCCGGCACTTCTTTAAAGTCTATGCTTTTAAATTTACAGCCGGCCTCAGATAAACAGGCTCAACTTTTTAAAGAATTAGGGCTTATAACAGAAGAAGGGGCAAATCAATTTTTTAATGCTTCCGGGCAGTTAAAAAGCCTTGAAGAAGTTTCTGCAATTTTAACCGGCAGTTTATCAGGGCTTACAGACCAGCAGAGAATTGCAGCGCTTGAAATCATGTTTGGCAGTGATGCCATAAGAGCAGCAAATATACTTTACAAAGAGGGTTCTGAAGGTGTTACGAAAATGTATGGCGCCATGTCTCAAATTTCTGCCGTTGAAGTAGCAAATGAAAAACTTAACAATTACAAGGGAACTCTTGAAAATTTAAAGGGTTCTATCGAAACCGCTTCAATTGTGGTGGGAGAAAGGTTTTTGCCGGTTTTAAAAGAACTTGCAGAAAAAGCTATGGCAGCAGTAAATGCTTTTGCAGAAATGCCTCCGGAAATGCAGAATATTGTAATAATAATCGCTGCCGTAGTTGCCGGAATAGGGCCGCTTTTAATTATAATCGGGACTCTTGCCGGTTCGATTGGATCCATAATCGGAATTATTGCAACTTTAGCGGCTTCAATAGAAATTGTTTTACCGATAATTGCCGGTATAGTTGTAGCTTTTGCGGCTTTTTCTGCTGGAATTGCTATATTATTTGCAGCTTTTGAAACCTTAAAACCCGTAATTGATAAAGTAATAGAAGTATTTACTCAGGTGTATAGTGAGATAATGCCTCCGCTGCAGGAGAGTTTTCAAAAATTCATAGATGATGTTTTACCTGTAGCAATTGAGCTTTTTCAAAAATATGTTTCCGTTATAAAAGAAGAATTTGCAATAGTTTCTGATTTCCTGGTTAATGAGCTTATGCCGGAAATTCTCTCTGCTTTTGAAGAGTGGGGGCCTGAAATTCAAGAGATATGGAACGCTCTTTTAGAGGCTGCTGGTATAATATTTAAGGCAGTCGGAGAGGTATTGATTAAATTCCTTGATGAAGCTATGAAGCTTTTTAAAGAAATGTGGCCTCAGATAAAAGAATTTGTATTAATCACGTGGGAAGCTATAAAAACCAGCATTGATGCAACACTGAAGATAATAAAAGGATTGCTTGATGTTTTTCTGGGACTGGTAAAGGGTGACTGGTCTCAGGTCTGGACTGGAATAAAAGAAATATCCTCCGGAATACTCGAATCGTTAATAGGGGTTATAAAATTCTCCCTGGACACAATCAATCAGGCTATCCAGGCTTTTGCAGCTTTAATTTTAAACATCTGGAATAACACCTGGAATAATATCGAAAATAAAACTTCTGCTGTATGGAATGCCATGAATGGGATTGTAACTTCTGCCGTAGCAACCATGAGGGGCAGTATAGACGGATTAACTAACTTAATCGATTCCGCCCTGGATAAAATAAATATATTCAATAATAGTAGTAATAGCCTGGGAGCCTCCGGCTCCGGAGTCGGAGAGATTCCCCAGTTTGCAACAGGAGTAAAGAACTTCCGGGGCGGTCTTGCAATAGTGGGGGAAAAAGGGCCTGAATTAGTTTCACTTCCGAAAGGTTCGAATGTTTACCCTAATACTTCAGGATTAAGCCCTTCCTTTAGTATTAATATACAAAATATGATTGTAAGAGAAGAAAATGATATATATAAAATTAAAAGAGAACTGGAACTGTCTTTCAGAAGTCAGTTGAGAGGGGCGGGAATAGCATGAGTTTTCTTGGCTTTACCTTTAACGGAATTCATTCTTCAGTATATTCTATAGTCGCAAAAAGCACAAATAGAAGCCTTTTCCCGGCGCAAAGAAAAAGAGAATTAGACATTGCCGGAAGGCATGGAACTATAGATTTTGAAGATAATAAATATGAAAACCGGATTGTAGAAGTAGCAATAAAATATATAGGAAACTCTTATACTGAGTTAAGAAGCCGGGCAAGAAATATAGCAGCATGGTTAAGCCAGAATGAAAGAAAGCAGCTTATATTTGACGATGAAACCGGCAAATATTACATGGCAAGGCTTTATAATTCTTCTGCTCTGGAAACCCTATTCCTTGTTGGACAGGCAACCCTGCAATTCGAATGCGAACCCTTCGCCTATTCGACTTCAGAAACAGAAGAAAATGTTAGCATTACTACCTCTGGACAGTCTTTTGCCGTTACATCTTCCGGAACTATAGAAACTCCGCAGGTAATAACTATAACAAATACCTCCGGAGGAACTATTACCGGCTTTACCCTGACAAAAAGAGAAGAATATTAAACATTTAAAATATAGAATAAATAAAGAAATAGACTGCCAAAAACAGTCTATTTTATTTTTAAGGAGGAATTAACCATGCCTGATATGACAAATTACCTTGAAGCTGCGCTCATGAATCATACTTTCAGAAATTCTGCTTATAGTTCTCCTACTACGGTTTACTTAGCACTTTTTACAACTGCAACAGCTGATGATGGAACGGGTACGGAAGTGACAGGTGGAAGCTATGCCCGACAACCTGTCGCTTTTGCAGCAGGAAGCCAAGTCAACGGAGCTTATCAAATAGCAAATAGCGCGGACGTTGAATTTCCAATAGCAACCGCGAACTGGGGAACCGTTACCCATGCAGCCATGTTTGATGCGCTTTCCGGGGGAAATATGCTTATCCATGGCGCTCTTACAATTTCCAGAACAGTTAACACGAATGACCAGATTAAATTTTCTGCAGGGGATTTGAAATTATCTCTTACTTAATTTAGAAAGGAATTTATTATGGGAAATTCAATAATGTACGCGGGAAAGGCAAATTCTCCGACAACAACCCTTTCTGCTGGAATTTCAGATTCTGCAACGTCTATACCGTTGACAGATGCCTCGGTTTTACCCGCCGCCCCAAATTTAGTTGTTATCGGAACCGGAGAGAACGCAGAAACAGTTCTTTATACTGGAATTTCTACGAATACATTAACCGGGTGTACTCGTGGATTTCAAGGCGCTGCAGCAGTGTGGGGAAGTGGTACACAGGCAGCAAGGCTATTTACGGAATATGATTATGCTTCGCTAAAGAGCAATATCGAAAGTATAAATGAATCTAAAAATCTATGGACTGATGGAGCACTGAAATATTGGCTGGAACGAATAACCGTTACAGACCCGGCAACGGGTCTGTACGGTTCCACTCTAAACCAGGTGAAGCATTTAAAGGCAAGCGGAACGCGGGGAACCATGACTGTAGCACGGCAGGCATTGACGGCGGGAATAAGTCTTGTAGATTATGCTTTGAGAGTAGGGACTTCCGGAGCAGATAGCTCTTTGGATGCTGATAGCTATTACCTTATT